TTATTATGTATACCAGATAACTCCTTATGACCTTAATGAAAGTTATGATAATTACTGTATTTAAGGGGTTTTGCGGAGGATAAAATAAAAGTGCTTACTCCATCTATACACCACATAAATCTATATATTTCTATGTATTTCAATGGCAAAATGGTGTAAAAATGGCGTACGGAAAATTTAATGGTGTACGGATAAAGACAATTGAATAAAAGAGCTTTTGCGTGATGTAAATATGAGAAGAACTTGATAATGTTCTTCTCTTTTTTTATGCCAAAATTAAGTTAGAAAGAGAGGTAGTGCGAATGTTTTCTGATGAAGTTAGAGAAAAAATCTTAAGTAAAGAAGAACTGCAAAAACTTGACTTAGTGACATTATCTCTCGCTATCCACGCAATTGAAGAAGTCTTGGAGGAGGTAAAAGATGATAAACAATCCTTATCAGACAACACCTATGATGAATAATTCTTATATGCAATCTCAAAATCCATATATGGATAGAATGAACTTTTTGCAAAATTATCAGCAGAGCTTACAACAACAGCCTATGCAGATGAATCAACAGCCTATTCCACAGCAGGTGTCAGGCATTAACGGAAGAATAGTACAGGCAGTTGAAAATATTAACGCCAATGAAGTGCCTATGGATGGTTCAATGGCGTTTTTCCCGAAGCAGGATATGTCGGAGATTTATGTTAAGGGTTGGAATGCTGACGGAACAATTAACACGATTGTGTATAAGCCTTATACACCCCCAAAAGATAATCAGACAGTAAATTCTATGTCTAACGCAGAAAACGCTAAATTTACCCTATCAGACGAAAGCACACAGCTATTCTTAAATAAGTTTGAGGAATTATCAGAGAAAATAGGGCAGTTGGAAGATAGATTTGATAAATCTTTAGGAACACAAAGAAAAACTTCAAGAACTCAAAGCAAAGGCGGTGATGAAGAATGAACCCAATTAACATTTTTCAGATGATGAAAGCTGGTCCGCAACAGTTTATACAGCAGATGATGGGAAATAATCAGATTATGAGCAATCCTATGATGAAAAACACTATGCAGATGGCACAGCAGGGCAATATGCAAGGCATAGAACAGATGGCTAGAAATTTATGCAAGGAAAAGGGATTAAATGCAGATGATGTATTTAATCAGATAAAAAGCAGATTTGGTAATTAGTAGCATATTAGATGTCTTTGCAAACTACCTAGGTGACATCTTTATGAATATATTTTTAGGAGGTAACAATATGTTTTCAAACTCAAATTGCGCCAGTGTACCATTAGTCGCTAATATTGACGGCAACGGCAATAACGGCGGATGGGCTGATGGTGGATGGCTTTGGATAATCGTTGTATTTGCATTACTCTTTGGATGGGGCAATGGTGGATTTGGCGGTTTTGGTGGCAACAATGGCGGTGGCTATGTTGCAACAGCGGCTACACAAGCTGATATTCAGAGAGGATTTGATAATTCCACAGTTATTAGCAAGTTAGATGGCATTTCAAACGGCTTATGTGACGGCTTTTATGCCATGAACAATAGTATGCTCACAGGCTTTAATGGTATTAACACAAATATCATGCAGACGGGCTATGGCATACAGCAGGCTATTAACGCTGATACAGTCGCTAATATGCAGAATACCAACGCTTTACAGTCGCAGCTTGCTAACTGCTGCTGTGAGACAAGGGAAGCCATCCAGGGAGTTAATTACAACATGGCAACTAACACCTGTGCTTTGCAGAACACAATGAACAATAATACAAGAGATATTATTGACAGCCAGAATACAGGTATTAGAGCAATCTTTGATTACTTATGTGCAAAGGAAAATGCGGATTTAAGAGATAAGGTGCAGAGACTTGAACTTTCTGCTTCACAGGATAGACAGAATGCGCTTTTGACTACTGCAATGACAGCACAGACACAGCAGATTGTCAACTCTGTAAATCCTACGGCTATTCCAGCTTATGTTGTGCCTAATCCTAATGCTTATGCTTATGGATGTGGTTGCAATACAGGATGCGGCTGCTAAAACTGAATAATTGAGTATCTTAATTGAGTTTAACTCGATTATGTCTGCTAAGCAGTATTACTTATAATCAAAGGGCAGACTATAATGTTTGCCCTTATTTTTTTGAAAGAGAGGTAAAGATAATGGAAATAACAGGAATTGCATTACAAACAGTTGCCGCCGGAGAAGATGTTGCATTCACAGAAACACCAGTATGCGGAACTAAATGTATAGTCCACAGACAGGGGAGCGGAGTCATTAAGTTAAGAGGTATTACAAATCAGTGCAAGGCTAGATTTTTAGTATCTTATAGCGGAAACATTCAGATCCCGACAGGCGGTACAGTTGGAGCTATTTCACTTGCCATTGCAGTAGATGGAGAGCCTTTACAGTCAACACGAATGATTGTTACACCAGCCGCAGTTGAAAATTTATTTAATGTATCAGCACAGGCATATGTTGATGTACCTTGTGGCTGTTGCAGTACAGTAGCGGTGCAAAATACATCTACACAGGCTGTTGAGGTGCAGAACAGCAACTTAATCGCAGTAAGGGAGGCTTGATATTATGCATAAATGGGCTAAACAGATTATGGAATGTGTCAAGGCTAAAGTTGACGGAATTGGGATTGACAATTTTGAAGGACAAAACCTTGACGATTTAAAGGACTTTACAGAAATAGCGAAGAACATAGCTTGTTTTGACAAAGATTACAGAATTGTTGAAGCTATGGAAAAGTCAGAAGATAACGAAGACATTATGCGTATGCTTGAACAGTACGAAGATTATCCAGACAGAAGATACTACGACAACTACCGCTATGCAAATGGCAGATTCGCCCCAAAAGGCAAAGGAACATATCGCAGAGGATATGAAGAACCGCCTTATATGCACATGTACCCAGAAGCAGAGCATATGAGGGATATTGATAGAGATTATGGCAAGATGTACTATACAGAGCCAATGTCTGAAAGTAATTACGACAGAGCAAAGAGAAACTACACAGAGACTAAGGAAATGCATAAGAATAATACACCAGAAGATAAGGAACACAAGATGAAGTCACTTGACAGCTACACTAAGGAGCTTGCAAGTGATATTACAGGTATGGTAGCTGATATGTCGGCAGAAGAGAAGAACTTACTTAGAACAAAGCTAAGCACTCTTGTATCTAAGATATAATTTCAAGGGCTATGAGTAGCAATATTCATAGCCTGTTTTATTCAGAAAGGAGCATACAAATGATTTTTAATATCAATGGCACAATCTGGCAAGTGCAATATAAAAATTCAAATTCGGGCGAATTAAAGCGGTCAGACAATGTTTCTGTGTTAGGCGTAACCGATAGAAATACACATACAATTTATCTATCAAATGCCTTGCGTGGATTCATGCAACGCAAAGTGCTGATACACGAAGTATGCCATGCAATCTGTATGTCCTATGATGTGTATTTGCCTATCGAACAGGAAGAGATATTATGTGATTTCGTTGCGACTTACGGAGATGAAGTATTTGATATTGTTGATATGGTTTTAGGAGCGGTTAGGAGAGTGGGATAATGAGTATTGATGAACTTTTAGAAATAATTCAAAGAACTAATCCAACTATGACAAGAGAGCTGTTGATATATGAGCTTAGTCAATGCCGGTATTCAAGTAAGGCATTGATTTATACAGAAAGTTGTTGTGTTGACAATAATATTTAAAAATGCTATTATTTAATAGATGTAAACAATTGATAATTAATATATCATTTTACCTTAATAGAACCATAGTGGAAAGTTGCATTGATACATTTTTGTATAGGTGCAACTTATTTTATTTTAGAGGTTTTATTATGAGAGTTGTAAGATTAAAAATGTATCAAGAAATGGCTAGATTCAATAATCCGTCAGTGCCAAGAGGCGCAGATTGCTACCCTTTGCCACCATTTAGCACAGTTAATGGGTTTATTCATTCAATGTGTCAATGGAAAAGTTATCACGAATTAGATTATTTTGTTACAGGCAAAGGAATTTATAATACTAAGGTGCAAAAAGAATGGCACGGTGGCTATAATTTCAAAAAAATTAACGATGAAATGCTTAATCGTTGGGATGTCATAACAGATAACATAAACGGAAGTTATACAGGTTGGGTCAATGCAGTTAAATATCATTTGATGTTGGTTGATTTATATACAACTATATACATTAAAGCTACTGGCAATGATATAGATGATATATACCGCGCTTTATTAAATCCGCCGGTATATCCATCGTTGGGTGAATATGGTGATTTATGTAAAATTGAAGCGGTAGACATTATAGAGCTTGAGGAACTTGGTGAGCCTATATCAGCTCCACTTGCTATGCAATCTTATATTCCTGTTAATAAAGGTATTTTTGTAGGAACTATATATAGAATTAATAGCAAATATGAAATCGTTAAAGGCCTTAGGCGATTTCAGAAAGTTTCTTGTTATTTGGTGGATAAAGGGCAAGAAGTTATGAGCAATCTTTTTGATGATGATAAGCCAATTATTTTTATAGACTAATTTAAAACCCACGGAATATAGGTAAAATTTTTCTTTACCCCCGTGGGTTGACTTTTTGTATTCACAATTTCAATTTTAAAAAATCTCAAAATTCGGTTCAGATTTCGTTTAAATCCTACTCTAAAAATTAAAAAAATCTTCTCATAAAATATAATGCAAAATTTTTGATACCCCCCGTCATATGCGATTTTGGAATCCAAAAATCGGTTGAAAACTTATACCCGATTTTACCCTCGATTTTGTTCAGATTTGCCTTGAAAATTGATGAAAAACTTTAAGACTTTAACAAGCTAAAGTGCGTGGCTGATTCTGTGCGGCTATTGGTGTGTCTTACGATTTCGGCGTTGTGGCTTTGTGATTTGCCCTGTACGGCGGTTTTATTGCGTCGGCGTAGATTTATAAACCTACAGAACAAAACAGCCTCAAAACGCTTTTAAATGCATTGTATAAAATGGGTATTATATGCCCTTGCAAGTTGTGGAAGCTGTCGCCAGTTCTGGAAGATATACCAGAACGCACGCCACCACAACCGGGTACACTTGTACACCTAAAAAGGCATAAAAAGTCTTATACATAAGCATAGCATTATTATATTAATTTTTCAAGGTACACAATAAAAGCATATAAATATATGCTAATGCTTGCGGCTGGAATCGAACCAACCAGAACCCACAGCAAGCCAAAAAGGGCGCAGATTGTACGCCCTTAATCAAGTTATTAATTGTTAAATTCATAAAATAGACCGCTTTTGTTATAACAGGTTGTAAGTCTTTTTAAGCCGTAAAAAATATCATAACTACAATCAAAAACGGCTTGTGAGCCTGCGTATATAATCACGCTTCGCCCATTATCCCAAAAAGAAAAATCTGCTATTTTTTCAAGCTCTAAGATTTTAGCCGCCTTTTCTCCATAGATAAATATAAATTTTTCTAAATTTCCGCGGATTTCTCCGGCTGTTAAAGTGTCTAATTTTTCGTATATTGTCATATCACAGACCTCCATATTTTAAATTTTTCCGGTCATTCCGGCAAAAGCAAGCCGGGGAGTCGAACCCCGGAGGTGCCAACCTTGCTAATTATTTGCTTGCTAAAATCTCCCTTGCTAATAAGTCCCAATAAAGACCATCGCCGCGCTTATCAAGCCATTTTTCAGCTTCTTCTGCGCTTTCATCTAACCATTCAGCCATAAGCTGGATAATATCGTAATAGCTATAATCAACGCCAACGCCTAAGCCTCTAAGCCATTCTATGCAAGCGTTACGCTCTCCGAGCCTTGCAACCGCCCAGCCGTACTCATTTATAAACTTGTTCTTGATGTCCTTAATTGTGTTAAGCTCTTCACTCTGTGCAACCTCTGTTAAATAATTTCTAACTGCTGCCTTAACTTCCTTGCTGTTTGTTCTTCTCATTTCTTTTTACCTGTGCTATAATATAGCTTACCTTTCTTTTTTGATTGGTGGCGGTTCGTTCTTGGTAGGAGTGACCGCCTTTTATTTATGCTCTTATTATAAAGCTATCGTTATATAATTACAAGTCACAAAATGTAACAAATATATAAAGCTATCTATATATTTTTATTGTGCAATATGTATAAAGCTATCTATATACAAAAATATAACGCTACTATATAATAAAGTTATCTTTATATTTATATTGACTTTGATATAACGCTACTATATAATAAAGTTATCTTTATAAAAGGAGTTGATTTGATGGCAGTATCTAAAGCACAAGCAAGAGCGACAAAAAAATATGATAATAAGGCTTATTTTAAAAGTCTTGTAAGATTTAAGAAAGAGGACGAAGAGCGAATCAGAGCGGCGGCAGGTGATAGCCTTAACGGCTTTATTGTGGCGGCTGTAATGGAAAAAGTACAGGAGACAGAAAAGGCGAAAGCTCCAACCTGTGCAAGCTCCGACGAATGCCCATTCTAAATAGTTAAAAGAATTATAAAATATTGCTTGACTATATAACGATAGCGTTATATAATAAGGGTACAAATTAAGAAAGGGCAGCCGCAAGGCTGAAAGGTGGAAAGGATGAAAACAATTGAATTATTAGACAAAGTTGTTGAGCTTGGATTTAGCAGAGAAAAGGCGCTTGCAGACATAGACGCAAGTCTTGATGAAGTGATTGGAGCAGGGAACAGAAAGCCAATCGCAGAAGAGGAAATAAGCGAAGAGCTGGCAAATGATATTTTATTCGGGTTTGAATGTGAAAAAGAAAACAATTAATATATAATATATAATATTTAGGCGGTGTATATCTGTTATACATCGCTTTTTTAATGCCTATTGATTAATTATATTTATTGTGTTATTATGCTAATAATTAAATATATAAGATTTACACCCGATAATTATATAATAGTTGTTGGGTGTTTTTTATTTGCATTAAATATAATTAGCTGGAGCAGATCCGGCAGAAAGGGGAACACATGGAGAAAGTACAGGAAGCACCAGACACGCCAGAAGTATTTCAGAATGACATAGAACTTTATTTATCACAATTCTGCCAAGAACACAATATCGAAGATATGACCAAAGAACCGCAGAGCAGATGGAATGCCGCTCTGATGTATATAAATAAATACGTTTTTAGTGATAAAAGTATATTAAAGCTAAATAAGAATATTAATAAAAATAACACTAATTGTATTATGGATAATAATTTTAATATGTATGATTATGATAAAGTAGAGTATATATTATATATATATTATTATTTATGTGCTGTATATGATAAAGAATGCAGTATTATAGGGTTTAGCTTATTAACTGGAATTAATAGAGATACTATATTAGATTGGGGGAACAGCGAGCGAAAACTAAGTACAAAAAGTTTCGGCGTTGCGGAAAAACTGCGTATTTTTCGTGAAGAAAGTCTATCAAATAAGCTCGCAACCGGCAATAAAAACCCTGTCGGCATCCTTGCAATACTTAACAGACATTATGCGTGGAATCTTCCCGGTGTCAGCAGAGAAAGCACCGCAAAGGTCATTAAAACAGCCGCAGACCTTCCGCAGCTCGGACCATCTGGAAACGTTCAAGGCTCTAATGTTCGTCAAATTGCACAACGGGAAATCATTGTACAAGATGTACAAGAAATCCCACAAAGCCAGTAAACAAGCGGGTTCTATCTGTTTGACTCACGATAACAGCATTTCGCTAAATTAGACTTTAGCGAAGTGATAAAACAGAACATTTGAACGATAAAAGTACAACAAAGCCAGTGAACAAGCGGATTAACAGCGATTGCGTGATAATTATTCATTGCGCAATGGCTCCGCTCTGGCTGATTTCGTTGTGCAAGATATACAAACGCAGGGCGTGGGGGTTATATATACACGCATTGCACGCCCAACTAAGTCGCTTTCCCAACCCCAAAGATAAAAAGGCTTATTATATATATTTATATATACATAACCAACCAATAATAATTTATTAAACTATATACAATAACCATTATATTTATTAATATATAGTCCTGATAATAACCCATATAATATAATCAATAAATCTACTGTACAAATCTGATAGATAGGTGTATAATAGACACATCTTAATTATTCACAAGATATTCAATAAATACACACATCAAAACGGCTAATTCAGCCGAGTAAATTCCAAAAAAATTTAAAAAATAAAAAAGAGTTAGGAGTTAGAAATGCAGGGGGCAGAGTATCAGGCTTTGGCTATGCGTACTAACGATAAAAAGTCTACAGATAGGCTTCTGAATAAGATTAATAACTTAAAGATTGGTAATCGCGGTGAAGATACGCCAGAGATTGAATTAGGTGGTGTTCTTAATGCTGCATTAGGTTTATCTGGCGAAGTTGGAGAACTTAACGACATGCTCAAGAAGTGGGTTTTCCATGAAAAGCAGCTAGATGCCGAACATTTAAAGCGTGAAATCAGTGACGTATGTTGGTACTTAGCTTTGATGTGCGATTCTTTTGAGTTCAGCCTTGATGAAATCATGCAGATTAACATTGATAAGCTGAAAGCAAGATACCCAGAGGGATTTGATACTTACAAAGCTAATCACAGACAGGCAGGTGATGTCTAATGAAATCAAGAAATATAATAAATATGTGCCTTAATTGTGAAAATAGGCTGAAACTATTCAATCAGCGACCATGTAATGATTGCGTTGTAAGTGGTGGGGAAAATAACAATTTTACACCTCTCAAAGATGTTGCACCTAGCGTCAATGAAAAACCGGTAAATGACAATGTTAATCATCCTAGCCATTATGCAACCGGTAAATATGAGTGCATAGATGTTATGCTTGAGATATTTGGTGTTGAAGCTGTAAAGACATTTTGCTTGCTTAATGCTTTTAAGTATAACTACCGCACTGGCAACAAGAATGGCTTAGAAGATATTAAAAAAGCTAAGTGGTACATTGACAAATACATAGAATTGTCAGAATAGCCATATCAATGCCTCATAGCCAAGCGGTAAGGCACCGGACTTTGATTCCGTTAGCGTGGGTTCGAATCCCACTGGGGTAGTTTGTCTTACTTTTATCGTAGACTACCATGTTTTGCATTTTAAGGTAGTCCTCCTTTCATGTACTTTCTTGGGGATTCAGTTAAGGGTGGTGCGAGACCACTCGGAAAGGCTTACCTCATACAGAGGTGTGAAATTCAACTTATCAAGGTTCTTCTCGATATTCCCCCAAAATATTATTGCATTTTCCCTTGATAGCCGTTACAGGCGGTATTTGCCGATATGGGATAAAGGTATTCCAATAGCTTGCTAAGCTATCCAACAGAAATGTTGTTCGTGTTCGATTCACGATGTCGGCGTTTTGAAAGCACTTCTTAGGTCTGCGTGCGTAATGCTGTTTGCGGACTTATCCTAGGTTAAGAGGTGTGAGTAAGTTGCTATGTGCTGAAATAGGTAGCCAGTATTGCAGTAGATTTATGAGTTGAAATCTGCAACTTAGATAACTCGTCTTAAGTGTCATGTGGAGGTGCAAATCCTCACCATAGCAAGTTTTCGGGTAGCTCCCGAATAAGCAGGCGTTGCAGTATTCCCTGCTGAAATAATTAAAATGTTTGTGTTGGTTGATTTGCGAACAGGATGGCAAATAGTGTAATGAAGTGCCATAAATACTTTCCAACACAAGAAACTGTACAACGGATAGTAGTTCAGTTGGGAGTAACGCTTGATTTATTCAAGTAGTCACAGGTTCAAGTCCTGTCTATCCGATTACAACAAACTAGGTTAGCTACCGAAAAGCAGAACTGTGACTGCCTGTTTGTTGTTTTTGTTATTCACAGATTAAGCACAAGCGGAGTGCTGTTATCTTTCACAGGAGGTAATTTATGAATTTTAAAGAATTATTTATTGACAAATCAAAAACACTTATTGTAAACACTGATTTAGCACTTGTTTTAGGTGATTTAAACGAAGCAATAGTACTTAATCAGTTAAATTATTGGCTAGAGATTAATAAAAAGGCTGATAAGAATTTTATTGACGATAGATATTGGGTATATAACTCATACAGCGATTGGAAAGCTAAAGATTTTCCGTATTGGAGTGAAAAAACGATACAGAGAACATTCACAAGGCTTGAAAATAAAGGAGTTGTTGTATCTGCTAATTATAACAAATTGGGTATTGATAAAACAAAGTGGTACACAATAGATACTGAAAAATTGCAAGAGCTTGTGGATGAATTTAATTCCGATGAGGACAAAATGACAAATCGACAAGACAATATGACAGACCGACAGGACAAAATGACCTGTCGAGAAGGACAAAGTGACAGACCATTACCAGAGATTACTACAGAGAATATAGACAGAGATTACACTACAGAGATTAAATATGCTCTTTCAGAATCTAAAGATTCTTCAAGAGGAGATATATATGCTTTTTCAGCTGAAAAAGGCGGAAGCAAATCTGATGTGATTAAAAACCTTGCTGTTGAATTTGCTGATTGCGAGCCGTCAGATTGGCGAATAGAGGAGTTAAAACATATTATTGATTATTTCCTTGAGCAATACAATAAAACTTTAAATATGAGCCATATACGCATTACAGAACAGGCTTTGACAAAGATAGTTATTAATTACTTTGAGCCAGTTGGTAATTATATGAGTGATAATTCTGCTTATGGATTTGATGATTACTACAAAGAGTTAATAGATTATTACTTACAGACAAAATACAAGATTAATGGCAAAGAAGTAACTAAGAGCTTGCAGCATTTCATGTCTGGAATGATAAGAGAAAACTTAGCACAGAAATATTTGAAATAAGGAGTGATTATTATGGCTATGGGCGTACATCCACTAAACAAAGATAAATTCTATGAAGCAATTAACTTATACATATCGGGGCAGGCTTCACAAGTAAAGGCGGCAAAAGTAGCAGGCTGTAGCGTGCCGACATTTAAGAAATATGCTAACAAGATTTATGGCGGCGAAGAATTACCAGATAATTTATGGGGGAAGAATGATGATTGAGAGAATTGTTAATCGCTGGATAAGACGCAAGACAAAGAATTTAACAAGAATACCATTGTTTATGATGACATTTAACTATCGTAAATATAAAGCAGACGGCAAGAAAGACAGTTGTATGTTTTACGCACACCCAGATATTGCCAATGATGAATTTGTGAAAAGCAAATTACAGGAAGTTGTTGACCATATCAGAGATAACTATGATTTGGATATATTTACGAAGATTTGAGGTGTAATATGAAAGATTGTTCAATTTGCAAATATTGTGATGAGGATTTTATTTTTGATGAAGAAACGGGAGAAGAATATCCGTTTTATGGATGCCAAAAAGGGAATAATACATCACTTGATTATAAGTGTAAAGACTTTGAACAATACAAACCGAAAAAATATAAAGAGAAAAATACCGAATGCGATATATGTGAATACAGAGAAAAATGTGCAAAATATAGTTCTGGGATAGACTGTACAACCTACAGAGATACAAAAATACATATTATTTATCCGCAAGACAAATGTATTAAAAGGGCAAAAGAACTAGGTGTTGAGATACCTAAAGATATTGGAAACTATTTTAAGAAATATGAGGTTGAGGTGTAATATGTGTAAATTTTGCGAGGAAAAATTTCCTGTCGTAACACATTATGGCAAATTTAAGATTGATAAGTTGTCAAATCAACCTGTAATTACATGCGACTTGAATAAATGTCCGTCCTTTGCGGTGTGTAGTAGTAAAGATATGAATGTTGAAATGGTAATGAAAATAGCTTATTGCCCTATCTGCGGCAGAAAGTTGGTGGAAGAATGAATGAATTTTTAAAATTTTTTGACGATAAAGCAAAAGACTTTCCGATGCATCTTGAAATTACTTATAGCAAAATATGTGATTGGAATATTTTGATTTATAAAAAAGGCTGTGCTGATGATTACCCTAAAGCTAGGTGTAATGGCGAAGATGTAGTAATTGTCGATGAAAATGATGGTGACATGGAACTTTGCTTTGCTAAGGCACATGTAGAGCTGAAAGAATGGCTTTCGGAATTTAATGGCGGATATTAAGGCGGTAGAAGAATGAAACATCAAAAAGAATGGCACACTTGCGACAGGTGTGGAAAAGAAATAATACGATACGATGAAAAATATGCATATATCAAAACAAGAGAGGTAAAACCTCTTCACGAAAAAAGCATATGTACAGCCGAAGTTTTAGCAAAGGAAGTGTTTCCAATGGCTATATGGAGAGATGATATGCAATACGATTTATGCCCTAAGTGTAGGAGAGATTTTAAGAGGTTTATGAGGAATGAATAACATTGACAATCCTTTATCAGAGTATCAACCGCCATCTAAAGAAGCATTGAGAAATTTTGGCATAGACATTTCAAGAGAAGCAGTGGAAAAATATGCTTTGGAAAAGTTTGGCAGACTGCCACAAAGCCGTATTGAAGTGAATTTTGCTAGGGATTCTAAAATAGTTGAAGAAACAAAGAGATTTATAAGGAATGAAAATAATAAATTGTAAAGGAGAAAATAAATGATGAATTTTGGACAGGCAATTGAAGCATTAAAAAATGGTAAGAAAGTAGCAAGAAAAGGTTGGAACGGCAAGGGAATGTTTGTGTATTATGTTCCGGCCGGCAATTTTAAGTCTTATACAGAAATTGGGAAATCCATTGCAGATAAAGACGATTTAGTACATTACAATCCGTATTTTGCTATCAAAAATGTTAATAGCACTGTTTCTACATGGGTTCCGTCAATTAATGATTGCTTAGCAGAAGATTGGTATGTAGTTGAGTAACATATAGGAGCGTGTTTGAACTATGAGCATGGCAGAAGTAATTAAATCAATAGAGCGTGAAGCACTTAGAGAAGCACAATCACACGAAATAAGCGGTAGAAATGGCGAGCCGATAGATTGTTCCACTTTAGAGGATGAACCTGTTATTGTGGCAGATAATGGAGCAGACAAAGAGTAAGAATGTGGAGGACTAGAACGGATGAAGATAATTCAAAAAGGCAACTTAGATTTTGCCGATAAGCCTTTAAAATTCAGTTGTAAAAATTGCTATACCATTTTTGAAGCAAACAATAGAGAATATGAGTATTGTGGCGACCAACGAGAGGGCGATAACTGGAAATGCAAATGCCCTTTGTGTCACAAAACAGTTTATTACAGCTAAATAATGATTGCTGATTATCAGCAGAAAGGAAACCAAATGGACGAAATAAAATCCGGAATGAAAATTGCCTATCAAGGAGTAAAAGAAGAAATGGAAACAATAGTTGCAGAACTTGCAAGAAAAGGAATTGAAAAGCCAAAAGGCTTTAGTATATTGGAGCAGTTTATAAAAGACAGACTCTCAGAATGCAAATAAATATATTACCGGCTACAGATTGATTGTAGTCGCTACCCTAAAACAGTTATAGGCAGAGGTCTATAAGCACCTTTGCTTTTTAAAAGTGGAGGTGCTTTTCTTATGGCTAGTCAGAGCCTTATTTCTACAATCAATGGATATGAAAATTATATAGAGAAAAATGGAATAGATGAACAGGTAATTAATGCCTATGTAGACGCTTGCAGCGTAGCCATAAACGGCGAGAAAGATGTTGGGTATGGATTACAACTTACAGAAAGGGCAAAAGAGCTTATAGAGCGTTTTTGCAAGGATAAGACAGGCGGAACGATATGGGATTTAGAGAAGTATGCGTTTGCAAATAAAACGGAATATGAGCTGATAAATTGGTTTTACGATATTTTATTGATTGAAGCGCAACACAAAGTTATTGATAGCGGATTTAGGTATCTTGAAAAGAAAAGAGAGCCTAAAGAACGATTTTATATGCCACGCCGCAAACAATTTTTAAAAATGGGACTAATAGAAGCCTTACAGGGCATGATTGATGATAAATATGATATATTGTGCGTGTCGTTAATACCAGGAGCAGGAAAGACAACTATAGAAAAGATGTTTAACGCTTTAGTAGCTGGCTGGTTTCCTAATGATTTTTGTCTTTTCTATTCCCATTCCGGCGACATTACGCGAATGTACTACGATGGTGTATACGATATTGTTACAAATGCTGATGAATATGCGTGGAACGAAATCTTCCCCAATCTTACAGTTACAAGCACTAACGCAAAGCTAGAACAATTCAACATTGGCAAGTATAAACCGTTTCCAAGTGTGCAATGTACATCTGTCGGAAGTAAAAACGCTGGTAAAGTTCGTGCAAGTAAATTTTTGCTTGTGGATGATATGATAGGCGGAATTGAGGAAGCCTTAAATCCTATGGTACTTGATAAGCTGTGGGATAAATATGCGGTAGACGCTAGACAAAGAAAAATCCAAGATACAGACGGACATAATTGCAAAGAGATACATATTGCTACACGTTGGAGCGTACATGATGTTATCGGAAGAATACAGAATATGTACGCAGGAAACAAAAGAGTTAAGACTATTGCTATACCAGATGTAGATCCGGTGACAGGGGAAAGTAATTTTGATTATGAGTATGGTGGTTTTACGAAAGAGTTTTTTGCCGACCAACAATTACTCATGGATGAAATTTCTTACCGGTGTTTGTATAAACAGGAGCCTATCGAGCGTGAGGGTCTATTGTTTCCCGATGATAAAATCCGCAGATACTTCAATCTGCCACATGGCGAGCCGGAAATTATCACAGCTCAATGCGATACAAAAGGAAAAGGCACAGACTATTTTGTTATGCCAATACTACAAAAATATGGCGAGGACTATTACTGCATTGATTGTGTATGCGATAACACAGCGGATTATGAAGAACAATACAGAAATGCCGCAGCAGTACTTGTGAATAATAAAGTACAAGAGTGTGAATTTGAACGTAATGCTGGCGGTGATAGAGTGGCTATGGAAGTTAATAAGCGTGTTGAGAGTGTAGGTTGGATATGTAACATTACTGATACACCGACCGAAACGAATAAGGAAGCAAGAATATTCCAATGTTCTAACTGGATATTACAACATATTATTTTTAAAGACGCATCACTTTATAAGCCTAATGAGCCATACGGAGTGATGATGTCACTGTTAAAGCAATATTCGGTATCAGGCAAAAAACAATTAGATGATGTTCCAGATGTTTTCTCAAACTTTGCATTAAGAATGACACAAGGCAATAGAGCAGCTAAAGTTGAAGCTACTATAAATCCATTTAGGAGGTATTAATTTATTATGACAACTAAGGACTATCTTAATCAAATAAGTTATTACAACAAGATAATTGATAATAAATTGATAGAAATAACACAGTATAAAGAATTATCATACAGCATTTCAGCGGTTGTTAATGAAGAAAGGGTCATGTCATCATCAGATCCGGACAAAACAGGCTGCGGATATGTCAGACTTGAACAAATGGAAGAAAGCCTTGATAAACTTATAGACAAATACATTGATGTAAAAAATAAAATAATAGAGCAGATAGAACAGATAAACAATGAAGATTATTATACAGTATTGTTTCTAAGATATGTCAGAAAGTTTACATTTGAAAAAATTGCAAATGAAACAGGCTGGTGCTGGAGACAAGTACACAGAATACACGCTAAAGCACTACAAGCCTTTGAAGATAAATATGGGAGTGAATATCTGTAAAAGATGTCATAGAATGTCACATTGCCGGTGTGGTATAGTATATCTGTAAGAAGTCACAAAGATGTTTCTTCATAAACACATCCTTATCGAAAGCACCGTTGCTTAATTGCGGCGGTGCTTTTGTTATGCAATGAGGTAGAAATATGAATTTTTATATGAATAAAGATAAATCAATAATGTGTCCGAACTGCCACAAGTTCTTAACTAAGGCAGACAGCAAAGATCCACGAACACATAAGTTAGCGTGCAAGCATTGCCACAAATGGATATGGTATGTGCCTAACGATGATGATGATTTTCAAATTAAGGAAATACCACAAAGCAGAAGTTCAAGCGGTATGACATTTTATTAGGAGCAAGATATGAACACAATGTATTTTCAAGACCTTGTTAGAGGTTGTTATGGTAGAAAAATCGCATATACGAATGTAGGCACAATAACTGCTAACAATGTTGTTAAGGTTATTGGAAGTACTATAGGTGTATTTAATTGGAATAAGCCAGTTATTAAGTATCTGTGGAATTACTACAAGGGCGACCAACCTGTTTTATACAGAACCAAGCTGTCTAATGAAGATATAATTAATAAAATTGTCGAGAACCACGCTTATGAATGGGTTCAATTCAAGGTAGGACAAAGCTATGGCGAGCCAATCCAGTTTATTAGCCGCAAAGATGATGAAACTATCAATAAAGCGGTTGATAAACTTAATGATTTTATGACAGATGCCAATAAGCAAGAAAAAGATATTAAAGCTGGAGAGTGGCAGTCGGCAACAGGAACATCTTTTAAAGCAGTCCAACCTAAAAAAGGAGATGTACCATTCAGAATTGTAGCACCTACGCCCCTTAATACTTATGCTATTTATAATGAGAGCACTGAAGAACAGATACTTGTTGTGCAGGAACTTAAAGACGAAGATGGAAACTGGTATAAGATGGCATTTTCAGACACTATGTCTTTCAGAATTGTTGACAGCAAAGTAGTTGAAGCAAAACTACATACATATGGCGAAATCCCTATTGTAGAATTTCCGAATAATCACGAAAGACTTTCTGACATTGAACTTATTATAGGTATGCTTGATGCAACCAATAATATGCAGTCCAACAGAATGGATAGCATACAGCAGTTTGTTGAATATTGGGTTAAGTTCGTGAATTGTGAAGTCGACGAAGAGACTTTTAAAAAAATGAAAGAAAACCATGCATTGGTTGTTAAGTCAATGAATAAAGATAACAAGTCTGATGTCGATATTATGACACAGGAGCTTAATCAAACGCAAAGCCAAGTAGCCAAAGAGGATTTTGTAGACAATGCTTTATCTATATTGGCTATTCCAAACAAACAAGGTAATACAGGTGGAGACACACAGGGAGCGGTTGAACTTAGAAATGGATGGGATTTCTCAAAATCAAGAGCAAAATTAAAAGACCCTCTTATTAAATCATGTGAAAAGCGACTGGCTGTAGTGGTTCTTAACATCTTGAGACTCGCAGGAGAAGATTTAAAGTTGTCGGTCAGAGATTTTGATGTACAGATAAATCACAGTCCACAGGATAATATGTACACTAAAGCACAGACACTTACAGTGCTGCTTCAAAGCGGCATACATCCACTTATAGCGATTAAGACAGTTGGTTTATGGGGAGATGCGGAAAAGACATTCCTGTTATCAAAACCATATCTTGATAATATATATAAGACTATTGATGATGTGGAAGCACAAGAACAAAAAGCGCAAAAGATAGTTAATCAACTCAATAACAATCAGCAAAATAAGGCAGTTATCGAATAATCGGTAGCTGCTTTTATTTTATACATTTTGCAGCTATGCGGTAAATAGCAGAAAACACAGCAGGAGCGACCTGCGGTAACAAAAGCGTGTGTTTAACGGAGGTAATTATGACAAGAGAAGATGTATTAAAACTTTTTCCAGAAGCAACAGATGAACAGATTACTAATCTTCTTAATCAGAACAATTCAGAAGTTGCTACGGAGAAAAACAAGGCAAAGCAGTACAAGGCTAAGGCTGACACAGCAGACGACTTACAGAAACAGCTTGATGAAATACAGGCTGGCAATCTGACAGAGCTTGAAAAGGCAAATAAGGCATTAGATACAGCTAATCAGCAGATAGCTGATTTACAGAAATCTAACGCTATCAGAGACCAGAGAGAAGCAGCTATGACTAATTTTAAGATTACTGATGAACAGGCAAAGGCAGTTGTTAAAGATGATGGAAGCCTTGATTACACCGAACTTGGCAAGATTATGTCCGAAAAAGAAACCGCTGCGGCACAGGCTAAGGAACAGGAGATTGCTAAAAATCAGGATATTCCAGGCGGCGGCAGTAATAAAGGTGGTGCAGATGGAACTGAAAGCAAAGGCGCTGAAATGGCAAAGAAATATAATCAGCGCTATGTAATCGAACAATAAGCAAGGAGGTATAAACGTTATGGCTTATATGAAAACTACTACTTACACTTCTGGTGTAAACATTTTAGCAAGTGAAGTCGGACTTGTGTTAAAAACCTTTGAGGGAACACAGGCAATGGCAACACAGGTAGATGATAAGAAGATTATCAAGGCAGGAACTGTGGTTCCCACAAATGACGCTTCTGCAAAGGGAATTGTCTTTGAAGATGTTGATATTACAGATGACGCAAAGAAGCCTATTTCTGTAATTATTGCAGGCCGTGTTATTAAGGCAAATTTGCCTGTTGCAGTAAATACCAATGCCGAAACCGCACTTAAAACAAGCGGAATTTACTTTGATTAAATTACGGAGGTAAAAACAGTATGTCTAGTGTATTAACAATGATTACAGATAAGGATAGACTGGACTTTTCCCAGAACTATTCTATCGCAAGAAACTATGTAGGTGATAGACTTTTTCCTGACGTTAAGACAGAAAACCTTGAAGCAGAATACGAAAGGCTTTCCGAAGGTATGGATTTACCTACTGCAGCTATGGTTCATGCGTTTGATACCGAAGCTGCTATTGGTGTCAGACCGGGATTCGAGAAAGTTAATGTTGAGAAACTACTTATTAAGGAGAAAATCAACCAGTCTGAAAGACTTCGCCAGCTTCTTAATCATGGAGTAAGAGAAAGCAATCTCATTGATTATGTGTATGATGATATGGGAAGACTTTCCGATTCCGTAAAGACAAGAACTGAAATTGCAAAAATGGAAGTTATGTCTACCGGTAAGATGACCATTAACGAAAACGGTCTTAATTTTGCTATTGACTTCCAAGTCAACAAGTTTAAGACACTCAAAGGTTGGGAAGACCCTACACATGACATTCTTGGTGATGTTGCGGATATGGTGCAAATGGCTCTTGATAAAGGATATGTTGTAAATACCGCATTAACTTCTACCAAAATGCGTTCTTATATGCTTAAGAACGAAGGCATTATGAAAGCTATTAAGGGTGCAAATTTTGTTGGAATGGCTATTACTCAGGCAGAAGTAAATAACCTGTTAATGAGCCTGTATGGCATTTCTTTGGTGATTGATGATGATATGTACGGAGTTGCCAATAAGGAGAATACCACAAGAACTCCTAAGAGATTCTTGCCCGACAATGTATTTACTCTGTATGTTTCTAACGGAAACGGAAGAGTTGGTACTGGATTATGGGGTGTTACCCCGGAAGAGGAAAAGGCAAGTGCATTTACCAGTCTTTCCATGAAACAGTTCATTACAATTTCACAGTGGGCGACACCAGACCCTGTTGCTGAATGGACTAAGGCAAGCGGCGTGTTTATTCCTGTTCTGCCTAACCCTTACGGAATCGTAATCGGAACACTGACAGAGGGAGAAGCTGGACTTGATACTCTGGTCGTAAACAGTGCAGCAAGTTCTTCTGACACTGGTTTCACCAAAATTACTGTAAGTCCTTCTAAAGATTCTAATAATTCTTACAAGTACAAGGTAGCGGATGATTGCAAACTTCCTCCTTATCTTGGAAACGTGAAGACTTACGCAACCTGGGACGGAACTTCTGAGATTGAAGCACAGACTGGAAAAGAAATTATGATTATCGAATGTGACCCTAACTATCGCGCTGTTAAGGCAGGAATCGCTAAAGTTGTCGCAAAAGATGAATAAGAGGTAAATCATGGCAGAATACACCACATTAGAGCAAGTCAAAATCAGACTTAAACAATTTCATATTGATACAGTCACAAATGATGATGAAACAACATCTGATGTGGTAGTGTTCGATAGCAAAGAAGATAATCCAATAATCGAACAGCTTATTAAACAGGCTACAGAAGATGTAAAGGCAAAGAGAAATTATCCAGACAGCTACACAGATGAAATGATAACCGAGGACTTGAAGAAATTTGAGAGTGTTATCGTTAATCTGGCTGTCTACGACCATTCACAGGCAGGTGAAGCATTTATGGCAAGCTACAATGAGAATGGTGTCAACAGAACTTGGAGAGATAGAGACAGCTTATTTGTTGGGGTATTTCCTTTTGCTAAGGTTTTATAGAAGATTGTGCGTTACCAATATGGTAGCAGGCGGCACACATTAAGGGTGGTGGGCGGTGTGCCTATTAATTTTGCAGGAGATATAAAATGAAAGAATTTTTATTACAAACTTATACCGTAGTATTACCGATATTACTTGGCTATATAGTTTGGCTTCTGAAACAACAGAAAAAGGACAAAGACGCCAATAGTAAAGGCACAATGTTGCTTTTGCGAGTACAGCTTATCGAATATCACGATAAGTATATGAAAATAGGTGAAATTCCATCTTACGCCTATGATAATTTCGTTGAGATGTATAACGCATATCACGCTTTAGGCGGTAATGGGATGGTAACTAAGATGTATAACGAAATACAGGAAATTCACTTAAAGAATGGAGGTAAAGATTAAAATGGATATAACATCGGTAACAACAGTTGTAGCAATCGTTGTAATTACATATCTGATAGGCTTAGGAGCTAAGGCAATTCCACACATTAAGGATAATTACATTCCTATAATCGTAGGCGTTGCAGGCGGTATCTTAGGCATTATAGGTATGTATGTAATACCTGACTTTCCGGCAAATGATATTCTTAATGCAATCGCAGTAGGAATTGTGTCCGGACTATCAAGCACAGGTGTTAATCAGATTTATAAGCAGGTAAAGAACAATGCTTGACATTAATAAGCAAGCTATGAAGTATTCGCTTCAAGGACAGACAGTGACCATCTATGAAAGAGATGATGACGGCAATATCCTTTATGAGGGATATACCGACACAGAGGGTAACTTCATTCCTTATCTTGATGATGAGGGAAATAAGATACCTAAAGTTCTTGAAGAAAAAACAGGCTTTTCAGAGCCAGTTGACTTCAAAGCAAACATAGCTTTCAGCGGTGGAGAAGCACAAAGCAAGGAATACGGCTTTGATACCGCTGATTTTGACGCTATTTTGCTGACAGATAGGAATGTGTTGCCTATTCAAAAAGGCGACCTTATTTGGCTTGATAGCAAACCTACATGCACATCTGACAGTCTTGTTGATGAAACATCAGCAGACTTCACGATTGTAGGCATTAAACCGGCATTGTATTCAACTAAGTATATGCTTAAAGCAGTTGTAAAGTAGGTGCGTTATGAAAGACACAACGATTAATGTTTTGGGAACAGCATACGCTATCGAGTTAAGGCAACTTAACGATAAAGATATGGACGGCTTTTGCGACAATACAGCAAAGCTAATAGTAATCCGTTCTGATAACTATAATGAAGTGGGTAATTTTGTAGAATTGCAGAAGAAACAATTAAGACACGAAATAATACACGCCTTTCTATCTGAAAGCGGATTACAGTGTAATTGGCAACATATAGAACAATTTGGACACGATGAAACAACTATTGATTGGTTTGCAATTCAATCGCCTAAAATATTTAAAGTTTTTGCAGATTTAAAACTGCTTTAAGGTGGTGCATTATGGCAAGACATACAATTAATATATCCTTGTCTGAAAAGTCCGTAAATGAAGCTATCAGACAGCTACAACAGTATAAACAGAGTTTGCAGTATAAATGTGAATTGCTTGTTGAACGATTAGCAGAATTAGGTGACAAAGCGGCAATTATGAGTGTTAATGAAAGCCCATTAGGTAAGACAGTAACATTGAGAGTTGACAGAAAGCCTATTCAAGATGGCTACCAAGCTATTTTAATTGCTACCGGTAAAACTATTGAAGTAGAAGATAGAGAGCCATTTTACACACTATTAGCGATTGAGTTTGGTGCTGGTATTTATTACAACAGCGGTAACGAGAACCCAAAGGCTAATGATTTTGGCTTGGGCGTAGGAACATACCCAGGGCAGATACACGCATTTGAAGATGGCTGGTACTACTTAGGCAATGATAATCAATGGCACTACACACACGGCGTTAAAGCTACAATGCCTATGTACAACGCCACAATAGAGATTATTAATCAGTATAAGCAGATAGCAAGAGAGGTGTTTAGTTAATGGCAAATGCAAACGATTGGGCGACAGACCTTGAAAATACAGTCACAGCACTTGTCAAGGCTAAAACCCTAACGCAACTAAAGAAAACATATCCAAAGATAGTCATAACCAATGAGGGGGAAAACAGCGGTCAAGCAGTATTCCCAACAGTATACATTCATTTACTGCCAGCAGTTGAACAAGGACAAACACTTGACGGACAGACAATTAACGCATTGTTAGCAACATTTCAAGTAGATGTTACCACTAACACAAGTAAGTTTGACTGTCGCAAGGTTATAGCAGTAATTACAGATACATTCAAGACAATGAGATTTCAAGGCACACCAATGCCAGAGTTCTCAATTAGCAATAAAGTACATAAGAGTACCGCACGATTTAGGCGGTTAATCGGAGCAAATGACAGATTATTGTAACAAAGAGCAGAAATGCTCTTATTTTTTTGCGAATTTTTAGGAGGTAGACAATGGCAGATACAGTAGCAGGATTAAGTACACTGGGAATCACGTTTAGTTATGGAGTTGAAACTACAGCAGGTACTAAACCAACAGCATTTAAACTTCTTCATAGAATCAATTCTATTGATGAGATTACAGTAACCCCAGAGGCTATAGATGCATCAGCACTTGAAGATTTACAGACAAGAAACATTGCAGGTAGAGATACAGTTACAGATACAGTTGCGGTAACAGTTAATAAGACAGAAGCTACAATTAAAGAGTGGAAAGACCTTATTACAGAATATAAGGCTTTAACTGATGGAAAGAGAATGTGGTTCCAGGAGATTACTCCGGGCATAACAGACGCGGAGTTCTTTGTAGCACAACCACCATCAAAGTTACCTATCACAAGTAAGGAGCAGAACGGACTTCTTACAATGGCTATCAACCTCATTGTTGAGGATATGGTAGGAACAGATACAGCAGTAACCCCAACATCGGGGGAATGATAAGCCAATCGACTAAATCAAAGGCTGTGTCGATTGGTGGCACAAACGCCAAAACAGCCGACTACACATCATATCTTGATGATGTAACAGAATAATTATTAAAAAAGGTAGGTGCGGTGTAAAATCCGCACCTTTCCCTATATGGACGATAGGGTGGGAAAGGGTAAAAATTATGATGAATATTAATGTAAATGGAAAAGAATACAAAGTTGAGTTTAGCTTCGGTGCAGCAGAATGCAAGGAAATTGTGCAGAAAATGTTTTCTGTTGTTAATGGTTCTTACTTACTTGCACAGACAGATAAAAGTGTTGCACAGGCTTCTTTTGACGGATTAGCAAATATGACAGCAGATGTACCAGAGATTTGCATTTTAGCCATTTATGCAGGCTGTATTGACAATAACCCTGTAACTATGGATGAAGCAAAGAAACTCACTAGGGCATATATCACAGAGAAGAGAAAAACAGATAAGAGTTATGGATATAGAACATTGTTTGAAGAAATCAAGAAAGCGATGGAAGATGATGGTTTTTTCGAGCTGAGCGGAATAACAGCGATGTTAGAGGAAATGGCGAACAATGTGGAAGAAGCGACACAGGAACAGAAGAAGCCAACAGTAATTCCACAAGACCACAAGAAAAAGCAGACTTCCACAAAATGATATGGGAAGAATACTTTGTCTTAGCCAGTTCACTAGGCGTTAGCTATTCAGACTTTCTTAAAATGACACCTAAAAAGCTATGGGCGGTTGTAGAGGGTAAAAAACTTGAAAGACAACGAATAGATTCGGATATATGGCTTGCAGTAGGCAACTACATACTTCCAGCAATCAAGATAGGCGTTAGGAATGGTGCTTGGGGCAAAGGCGAGCTTGAATACCCAGACAAGCCTATTTATAGAGATATTAACAAAAAAGAGAACAGTAAAGATGAAATACAAAGAAAGAGAGAAGAGTTTGTCTTGAATATGAAAATACGCAAAGCAAACTGGGATTTAACACACCCTAAAAATGATAAGCCGGAGGTATAAAGCGTGGAATTAGATTCATTAGAAGTCAAAATTACCGGTACTGCCACTAAAGCTATCAATTCTGTTGATACACTAATAGAACATCTTACAAGGCTGTCAACATCACTTGCGACTGTAAATGGCTCATCACTAAACAGCCTTGCGAGCGGTGTTAGTCAGTTAGGTTCTGCTATGCAGAATATGAACGTAGGAACAGCAGATTTTACAAGGCTTGCTAAGAACATCACAAAGATAGGTTCTGTTGATTCAGTTGCACTAACTAACACAGCTACATCACTTCAAGCTGTCACAAAGGCAGTTGCAAGCATATCAGCTATTCCACAAAATGCAACGCAAGTCACAGAATTTGCAAAGTCACTTGGTAAGCTAGGCAGTAAGAGTATAGAAAACGCCGTTGTAAACATTCCAAAATTGGGCAATGCTTTAAATGGCTTAATGACAACGCTATCAAGAGCACCAACAGTAAGCCAGAATGTTATTCAAATGACTAACGCATTGGCTAATCTTGCCAGTCAAGGTAGCAAGGTGGGTACTTCTTCAAACTCGCTTCAAAAGTCGCTGTATGGCGTTTCTACGAGTGCTAGAACAGCAACTAAAAGCAGTTGGAACTTGGCAAGTGCGATAGGTAAGTTTTATGCCACATATTTTATGGTAATTCGTGGTAGTAAGAAACTTATAGAAGCAATAAAGTCAACAACAGATTACATTGAAGCATTTAACTATCAAGCCGTTGCGTTTGGCAAGATTGGTTCAGAGTGGGATAAGGATTATGAAAAGTACGGATATGATAACGCAACAGCATATGCAGAGAGCTTCCAAAGCAGAGTAAATGATACTCTTGGAAAGTTATCTGGCTTAAAAGTTAATGTTCAAGGCGGTTTGCTTGAAGAAAGTGGAGCAAAGAACTTAGGACTTAACATACAAGAGATAACGCAGTACGCTTCACAGTTAGCTTCTATCACTAATTCATTAGGACAGACAGGCGAAGCAACAACGGCAATAACAAAGTCAATGACAATGCTTGCAGGCGATATAAGCTCACTTTTCAATGTGGACTATTCAACAGTAGCACAGAACTTACAAAGTGGCTTAATCGGTCAATCAAGGGCATTGTATAAGTATGGTATTGATATTACTAATGCTACATTAGCGACGTATGCCTATAACTTAGGCATTTCTAAGTCTGTATCAGAAATGACACAGATGGAAAAGCAGCAGTTAAGAGTGTTAGCAATATTAGACCAAAGTAAAGTATCTTGGGGTGATTTAGCTAATAAACGGAAGAAAGTTAATGATATAGCTTATCTTCCAAGTGTTGCATAAGAATAGAAATATCTTATGGCAATCGGGCAAAATCGGTGAAGGCTAAAGTTTTCAACTATGCTAATACCGAGATAACTCTATAGATTACGAACGGGCTATTGAGTATCGTAACGAGTAGGAATTGAATAAATATAATATTCCCAAGAGTGTCCGACACTACTGCATATAGGGCAGTATGAGGTGGAAGTGGCTACCACCAAACCAAACGTAAAACGTGGGTGATAATGTACTCTGAACTTATAGGAAACTATAAGAAGTATAGGATAAAGAGCCTATACGATAACAAATTTGACAATCAACTCCCCAAGTAATATGTTACGCCAGTTCAGCAACAATATGAAAGAGGTAGGAATGGTAGCAGGACAGCTATTTATCCCAATTCTTTCAAAGGTTATGCCGATAGTAAACGGAGTAACTATTGCAATCAAAAGATTATTAGTCAACCTTGCTTCTTTAATGGGGGTTAAGATTGACTTTGAGAGTTTCGGACAAAGCGGATATAAAGACACATCAGACGGCTTAGAAGATATTTCAGACGGCTACCAAGATGTAGCTGACTCAGCTAAGAAAGCTACATTATCCCTTATGGGATTTGATGAAATTAATAAATTACAGGATGATACAAGCTCAAGCAAGGGTTCAAGTGGTGGTGGCGGTAGCTCTATTGATTTGACAGACGATATTACTAAGGCGGCGGCTGATTATGAAGCGGCATGGAATAAAGCATTTGCCAATATGGAAAATTCGGCAGTTGCTTGGGCTGATAAGATAGAGAAAGCACTTGAACCTGTTAGGAAGATATTTAAAGATTTTGCAATCGGGGATTTCTATGCAGCAGGACAAGATACATCTAACCTTGTGGCAGGAATTTTTAATTGGTTTGCAAAGGCTATAGATGATGTTCCTTGGTATACAATTGGACATAATATAGGAGAGTATTTAGCTGGACTTAATTGGCTTGAAATATTTTCAAGCCTTGGCAATGTGTTATGGCAAGCCATTAAAGCAGCTATCGAATTATGGAGTGGTTCATTTACGGCAGCACCAATCGAAACAACCTTAATAACGGCTATAGCAGCATTAAAATTTACAGGCTTAGGAAGTGTTTTGAAAAAGAAACTTGTTACAGTAATAGGGACAAGTATTAAAGGTGCTTTAAAATCATTCGGAACAGGTAGTATAATATCAGGAATAGGTGGATTACTTACAACAGATATAGGCACTATTATAGGAGCAGGAACAGCAACAGAAATAGGCTTAACTATAGGTGCTGGAATAGTAGGTGGAATAGTAGCCGCTATTGCCGGATTTAATTTAGGCAATTGGCTCAATGAAAAATTAACAGGCGAGAAAATAGATATGTCAATGTTCGACCAATTAGCATATCTTATAAAAGCACCATTTGAAGATTTACCTAGCTTTATTGACGGAGTGATAGAAACTATCACATTCGGGCATAAAGATGATATAGCAAATTGGTGGACTGTAAGTGTTGCACCGTGGTTTACTAAGGAAAAATGGGGAGAGCTGGGAGACAATATAAAAACATCTTTAAGTGAAAAATGGAACAGTTTTTCAGATTGGTGGAGCAATACAGCTATTGTTAGCTGGTGGAATAATAATGTTGCACCGTGGTTTGAAAAAGATACATGGGTTGACGCTGTTGACGGAATGAAATTAGGAATACAAGAAAAATGGGATTCAATCGTTGGTTGGTGGAACAGTCTTGCAATTGTTTCTTGGTGGAGCAATGATGTGAAACCGTGGTTTACTAAGGAAAAATGGGAAAACTTAGCTGACGGAATTAAAAAAGGTATTCAAGGGAAGTGGGATGATGTTGTAGATTGGTGGGATAGCAAACCAGCACTCCAACGCATTTCTGTGGCTATCGAAGATTTTAAAACTAAGATACAGAACGCTTGGAACAGCTTTAAGCAGTGGTGGAATGATTTAGGACTTGAATTTCCACACATTGATACACCACACTTTAAGATTGACGGAGAATTTAGTCTTGCACCGCCTAGAGTGCCAAAAGTCAGTATTGATTGGTATGCAAACGGCGGATTCCCAGGCAAAGGACAATTGTTTGTCGCAAACGAAGTTGGACCCGAAATGGTTGGTACTATGGACGGAAGAACAGCAGTAGCCAATCAACAAGAAATTACAACAGGTATTGCTAATGCAGTTTATCCAGCGGTTTACAATGCAGTTGTAGCGGCTATGTCAGAAGCTAACAACAATGTAAACATAACATTACAAGGTGACGCAGATAAGCTGTTTACAATGGTACAAGATAAAGCTAATAACTATACTAATATGACAGGGCAAGCAGCCTTTCCGTATTGATAAGATAAAAGTATTGTGTTATTCTTTTACTATATATAAAAAGCAAAGGGGTAACGCAATATGGGAGATAAGAAACAGAAAAAGAAAGATAGTAAACTTAGCATAGTGGCAGCGGTTATGGCACTTTTTACTTTTACAATTCCAGTAGCACTTATATTAGCTATTGTGGATTTGACTAAAAGCAAAGGGAATAGATCACAAAGGCATGTAGGTTCTTATTTTGCAATTATATTTTCGATATTAATGTTAATAGTAGTAATTGACAGAAATGGAAATAATAACAATGCAGACGGCATAAATGTCACTAAACAAGCTGCTACAACAGAACAGAACACAGATACAGTTATATATGATAATACAACGCTTAAATATCTTAAGCATGATGTAATTACAGATAGCAATGACAGAGAAGTTCTTGTTGTTTATTTTGACTTTGCAAACAATTCAGAAGATAACACAGCCTTTGCATATAATTATAATGTTACATGTTTTCAGAACGGCAAAGAACTCGACTATCCGTTAGTTAGTTTTGACATTGACGAATACAATAATATTGCAAGAGAATTACAGACAGGTACAAATATTACAGTTGCAAGGATATATATACTAGAAGATAAAAGTAATGTTGATTTAGAAGTAACGTCACTGGGAGATGATAAAAAACTTATGAAATTAATATTAGAATTACAGTAGAGGAAATATGTATGTCAGTGAAAAAAGATTTAGCTGAAATGCTAGAAGCAATAGGGATAAAGAAAAAGCAACAGCCACAAGTTCAACAACCGTTGAATCCCAGCTTCAAAGGAGTGTACAGAGCGACGGAAAACGGATTGGTTGAAGTATATTGTCCAAGATGTAGTAGTTGGGATTGTTCTCACACGCAGATTACAATAACTGTACCGCAGAAATCCAAAACAAGATATACTGTTAATCTGAATCCTTTAAGACCGTTTACACTGGTTAATAAGAAAGAGAAGATTAAGCAACAGGGCGGAACTTATTCACAACATAGGTTTGTGTGTAACAGATGTGGGCTGATTTTTTTGGTAAACAAAAGGCTGTCAGCCCGACAACTGACAGCCAAAAGTTACAATACCGCTTAAACAAGCAGTACAGATATTATATAACACTAATTGAATTAATGCAATAGAAATATTAAGGAATGTATCAGAAATGGTGCATTCCTTTTTTAATGCCTTGAAAGGGGTGGTTTGATTGATTGACGCAGTTGTGATTGAGGGGGTTAGATTCCCAGTAGCATATAACGGCTACACATACAGCAGAAATAAGATATGGTCTAAAAATACAGGAAGAAATGACTACGGCGAAATGGTAGGTACAATCGTGGATATCAAAGACAAAGTAGAGCTTCAATTACCGCCGCTAACAGGCGAGCAGGCACTATTGCTTGATAATGTAGTAAGCGACGTAGATAACCCATTCCCAACGGCACAAGTCTTATTCTTAGGTGGTACACAAAAGGAAATGACAATATACACAGGAGATGTGACGTATCCGTACCTTACAAGGGCAAAGAATGAGGACGGACTAATAGTCGGAGCAAAATTAAGTTTAATTCAAAAATAAAGGAGAGTTCCACATGAAACTTAAAACAAGTGAGTTAATAGACAGATTTCAGAGCTTAAGTAAAATATCGCACGACAAGACTACAGGCAGAATTGCTATGGCTGTTATGTGCAATATTAAGGCATTGGAAGAACTGTACAAAACAACGCTACAGACCATAGAAGATACCAAGGTTAAGTATGCAGATAAGGACGACAGTGGTAATCCAGTTATCAACGATAATCAGTATCAGATTACATCAGAGAACTTAAAGAAGTTACAGGAAGAATTGCAAGAAATCAATGAACAAGAAATTGAAGCGCCTGACATGACAATGCTTCCTATGGACGCATTCGACAAATGCGAAGAAATTACACCAGCTAAATTATACTCAATTGAATTTATGATAAGCCATTAATTAATCAATAAAGGCGGTGTAGAATGAAGATATTAGACACAGCTATGACGGAAATTATTAAGGGAAATAGTGCAAGATACTATTCCAAGTATGTTGTTGATGAAAAAGAACATACTGAAACACTTAACAATTTCAAGTTTCAAAACATGATAAATCCCAATAACGAAATTACGATAGGTAACACTTGCAGCAGCAGTGTTACCTTTTCTATTTATATGCCAACAATAAGCCTTGAAAATAAGGAAATTACCATATTTGAAGGTGTTAAGGTTGGCACAGAAATTAAATATATTCAGTTGGGAATATTTACAGTTACTAAGCAGACAAGTGACGGAGAATATACAAGCTACGAAGCATACGACAGAATGCATAAGGCTGATATGCCTTATTTTTCTGATATGACATTTCCCAGCACAGATAAAGCTATTCTTAATGAGATATGCAGTAAGTTAGGCATATCTTTAGCAACAAATATAGTCACAGCACATACTATCAGCGACAAGCCACAAGGATATACCTACAGAGAAATTATCGGTTATATGGCTATGCTACAAGGCTGTAATGCGGTAATTAATTCTGACGGAAACCTTGAATTAAGGTGGTATAAAGATAGTGGTTATGTACTTGACGGACATAAGTATTATCAGCAAGGCGTTACATTCACAACGAGTAAAGATTTTATCATACAAAAACTGACATGTAATAATACCAAGAGTGGTTCTACAGAACAAAGCGAGATTACTTCTGGTGACGGAGCGACAGGATTAACATTTGCGAATCCATTTATGACGCAAGAAATCCTTGATGAGGTTTACAAGAAAATAGGCGGTTTTGCATTCAGACCGATTGAAGTTAAGTTTGTTGGTGACTACCGACTAGAAGTTGGTGACATTATAACTGTCAACAAGGGTGGCGCTGATTACAAAGTGCCTATAATGCAGATTACGCACGAATGTGACGGCGGACTTATAGATACTGTTACATCTATAGGTCAATCTGACACGGAGAATGCAAGCGTTGCCTCTGGTCCTATTACTAAGCAGATGGAACGGTACTATGCTGACTTGATACTTGTAAATAAAGCACTTATTAATAAACTATCTGTTGATGAAGCTGATATCAGATACGCAAGCATTGAAACCTTAAAGGCTGTTAATGCTGATATTGACAACCTTAAAACAAATAAATTAGATGCAACATATGCAGATATCATTAATGCTAATGTGGAGAGCCTTAAGGCTGTTAATGCGGATATTGCAAATCTTAAAGTAGACTATGAGAAAGTTGGCATACTTGACGCAAGTGTAGCTGATATCAAGACATTAATATTCGGTTCAGCAACAGGAACAACAATAACAACGGATTTCTCTAATTCTGTTATTGCTGTTTTGGGAGAAGCGCAGATTAAGTCAGCAATGATTGATAGTCTTGACGCAAGCAAAATCACAGCACTTGACATTAATACTACTAATGTACTTGTTCACAGCGAAGATGGCAAGTCACAGTGGAAAGACAATACAATTCAAATATCTGACAGCGAAAGAGTGCGTGTGCAGATAGGCAAAGACGCTAATTCAGATTACAACATGTATATATGGGATAAATCAGGCAATTTGATGTTTGACGCTATTGGATTAACAGACAAAGGTATTCAACGACAAGTTATCCGTGATGATATGGTTAAGGATAATGCTGATATTGCCGCAAGCAAGTTAAATATAGAATCGCTGTTCAATGTTATCAACAATGATGGTTCACACACGCTTAATTCAACGAAGATATATGTTGATAGTGAACAGCAAACCCTTGATAGCGTATTCAAGAGTATTCAGACAACCGTTGGCGGCAATTCTACATTATGGGGTTCGGCTATTAAACAATCCAAAGATTTCATTGACCAGAAGCTATGGTGGACTGATATTCGTAATGGAGAATCCATCGAAAGCAAATTCAATACAGTTACAAGTACGCTTGATAGCTTCGGTGTGCAAATAGGAGATGTTTACAAGCAACTCAACGATGATTTCAAGGTATATCAGGTGACATACGAGCCGACTAAGGATAATTATCCAGCTAATGAGTGGAGTGTACCTATATATCCAAGCGATGATAGATACCCTAGTGATAGCACATGGGAATACGCAGAAGCAGAATATGATAATTATGTAGGCATTATAGCGTATTGGGAAGCACAGAACAGAGCGTGGCGTTGGATTAAAAAAATAGACGGAACGCACGGTTGGAAAGAAATATCTTCAACCGAAATCGCTTATCTTCTTAATCAAAATGCCGCGTTAAAGGTGAACCTTAATACAATCAGCTCTGAATTAAATAAGACACAGATTGATATAAGAGACAACTATAGCACCACTGTACAAGTTAATAATGCTATTACACAGGCAATTAGTGCAGAGAGCAATAGTATTAAGAGTGAAATTTCTACAACTTATGTAACAAAGAATGCTCTTACAGGCTATAGCACTACAGAAGCTATGAACAACGCTATAACACAAGCAATAACTAAGGAAAGTAATAGTATTAAGCTAGAAGTATCTGGCACCTATGCAACTAAAAATGATATTAATAATCTACAAATTGGTGGAGTCAATAGATTCATAAAAAGCACTGTAACTCCTAATAAGTATATAACAGCCACTGGCATAATAACAGATGGCGGTAACTATTGGGATTTGACGGACTACATAGATGTGTCTAAGTGGAAAAACTATGTAGCGAGTGGATGGACCAATCTGGGTAATGCACCGGCTACTTGTTTTTATGACAGCAATAAAAAGTTTATCAGCGGAGTAGCAGATAAATCTACTGGAGTAAGAGGTTCTCTGCCAGTTCCTTCTAATGCTGCATATATGCGTTTTAGCTTTGCACATGTAGATACAAACAAGCTAAAAATAGAAAAGGGTACAAAAGCTACAGATTATTCTCCAGCACCAGAAGATATTGATGTTAAGTTTAACAATTATGCTACAACAGCAAGCCTTGAAGCATACATTAAGAAAGACCCAACGACAGGAGAACTTAAATCTGCAATTGAAGCTATTGCAGATGATATTACACTTAATGCAAGTGGAACAATTAATATTAGTGGTAATAAGTCTGTTAATATTAACGGGAATCTGTTCACGCTTACATCTACTAATACTACTATTTCAGCAGATGGAAGAGCAACATTTAGGGCTGGAACAATAGGAAATTGGAGTATTGAGCAAAATAAGTTATCATCAACAGTTCAAGTATATATTCCACCAGACATCAATGTGATTAATACAATAAGTGGTGCAATTAAAGCAGAGACAACAAGCAGTTTGAGTAAAAGCCTGTATGATTTCAATGGAGATGGAACAATTAACTTATTTGACTTTGCCAAAGCTAAAAGATTTTACTTAGGATTAGAGACATATAATAATACGACATCAGCAATTGCACAATTGTCAAATGTAACTGCCAATATAGACCCTGCTAATATAGATAAAGTAATTAATATATCTGGTACAGATATGTGGGGTACGAAAAGAGAGACATATATTGGAATTAATGGCTTAAAAACAGACAGTGTTAAATCCAGAGACGCATATTTATCTTATATGACAATTGATGGTGGAAATAGCAATTATTCAACGGATAGTGATTACGCACTGAACGCACAATCTATCAAATCAAATGAGATATATGCAAATGAACTAAAAGTGGCTTCGTCAGTGCTTATGATGTGTCCGACATCTAATATACAAATATATAATAATCCGCGAGATATGTATGGCAATCCAGTATTGTGTATGGATAACCCAATATCATTTACATGGAGTGATAGAATACTAAGGATATATGTAGACAATACAGTGGTAGCTTCATGGGACTGGGATTCAGGTACATGGAGCAATTAGAAAGAGAGGTAAGAATATGTTAAGTATAACGAAAACAACAAATTTAAGTGGAACATCTGTGATTAACGGTCAATCAGCCATGACAATGTATGCGGCTGTACCAGAAACTGGTTCACTGACAATCAGCCAGACAATCACTAACAAGGAATTGTACCTTGCAAATCAGACACAATGTGATAATGATTATGAGAATTTTAAATCGGAAGTCAATAAGCTGTTAAAGAATGAACAGCTAACAATTGGTTCAGATACGACAGACATAACAGGAACAGTAACAGAGTAAATCATCAGAGAGTGTGGGTTTAAGCCTGCACTCTTATTTTTTAGGAGGCAAATTATGAGCTTAACTGGATTTCTTTCGTACAGCCGTGTAAACTGGCAACAATCGCCAAGCAAAAGTACTCCGCTTAGTGCGTCAAACTTAAATATAATGGACGCGGGTATTAAGAATAACAACGATATGATTAGCAACCTTCGTGATGAAGTTACACAATTAAACAACAATATTGACGTTAAAAACTCTTTTTGCAAAAATATTGCAAGTGTAGATGGTACTCTTGAAGGTTATGGCTATAATTATTGCTATTATAATAAATCTACCAAAACAGGGATTTTATACTATGCCTCCAAAATTGAAACACAAGATTCTACACAGAATAATTTTACAGGATATTATGACATAGAAACAGTTCTTGAAAATATGGGTATTAGCTTTAGTAAAGTATTGGAAAGTAATTATACTCCTTATGATGCCGCAGGCGTAGTTCGATATAAATTGGTCGGATATGGAACAACATTGTTATATAGCTCTGCAAATCAGAATTATGTTTTTGCTCGATATTATACAAAAGATGGTAATAAAGGAGCATGGGCAACCACTGAATTTAAGAAAGGCGATTATATTACAGGTTCGCTTATATTTAGTTAAGTTTCAGATATTGCCTTAGCAATTGCACCGTCGTATTTAATATTATCACTGTTTAGTTGTAGAATGAAAATAAGACATAAGGTATTGACAAAAATTACAAAAGAAGATGTAAGGTATTTCCTTATCGAACATGACGAACTACAAGAAGCGATTCGCAAGGTTGGTAGCACCTTAGTGGAAACACTGGGGTGCTTTTTTGATACACATTTTTTAAATTTAGGAGGTAATTTATGAGTAAGTTATTCGGAATTGACACATCAAGATGGCAGGGAGACTTTGATTTCAAAGGCGCAAAGGATAATGAGGGTGTAGATTTTGCCATTATCAAGGCAGGCGGTGCCGATGATGGCTTATACGAAGATAGAGAGTTTGAGAACAGTTATAACAAGTTGGAAAGTGCAGGAATCCACAAGGGAGCCTATTTCTTTGGCAATGCATTAAGTGCTGATGAAGCTGTAAATGAAGCCCGATATTTTGCACAGCTTTTAGCAGGTAAATCATTCTGCTACCCAGTATTCTATGATGTTGAAGCAGGCATGGTTACTGGTAACGACCTTACAGACGTTATTATGGCATTCCTTGATGAAATGAGAAATGCAGGATATAAGAATGTCGGCTTATACTCATACGAGAACTGCATTAACAATTATGTAGACATTTCAAGAGTAAAAGAAGCTGGTTATGCCGTTTGGGTAGCAAAGTATTCAGATGCAGAACCTAGAATTGCCGTTGATTATGATATATGGCAGTTTGGCGGAAGTGTTAATTATCTTAGAGACACACAGATTAACGGACAGACAGTAGATCAGAACTATTGTTACACTGATTATTGCACAGACCATGTCGTTGAAGAAATCACAGTGCCAGACTATGAGCCAGTACCAGACACTAAATACCATAAGGGCGATACAGTTAAGGTTATTAACGCTATTCAGTACGATAATGGCGAGCCATTCAGCACTTACTATGATGAGTACAGTGTCTTATCAGCCAGTGGCAGAAGAGTTGTTATCGGTGTTGACGGCGTAACTACTGCTGCTATTGACGAGGATAACATCAGCCTTGTTAAGTGCATTTATGACAATGACAATGATGTCAACACAGATACAGTAAGTCGTGGTGACGGTAAGAAAGTCAGAGTGCTTGATAACATTGATTATGACGGTGCAAGATTTGCGGTATATTATGATGAATATGATGTAATTGAAGAGGATGGAGACAGAATTGTTATAGGCATCGGTACAACAATCACAGCCGCTGTCAATATTGCTAATCTTGAATTTGTCGGCGGTGCAAGCTCTGATAATACGCCTACAGATATCCCATTCAGTGAAGGCATTGAAGAGGGTAGCACAGTGAGATTTGTCGGCGATACTGATTATGATGGCACACCTATTAAGGCTTGGTTTGATGAGTATACAGTATCAGAAAGAAGCGGAGACAGAGTTGTGCTTGTGCATGACGGAGAATTATTCGCAGCGGTCAATGTAGCCGATTGTGAATTAGTCTAACCTTAATAAAAATACCGGGAGTGTAATGCTCCCGGTAATATTTTAATTATTCAAATCTATCATAACAGCTATAACAGCAGGAATGGTTGTTATGGTTCCGTTTGTTTTCTTAAATTCCATACCACCCTCAAGAAGTGTTCCATACATTGTCACATTATCGCCAACAAGCAAATTATAATCAAAATCGTCTCTATAATATGTCAAAACAACAGTATCATCATTATTGCCATTAACAGCTAAATAATAGCAAGCAATATATTCACTGGATTCTTCACCAGTATGCGTATTTCCGTCTTTATCTTCGACCTCCCCATCATATTTTAATTCTGCTACAATATTGCCTGTCAACTTGAATTCTTTATCAATATACTTATTAGGTGTACGCTTGAGCATTTCAACAGTTATATCATCAGGATATGCACTCTTGTCTCTTGATAATAATGTTTCTTGTTCTGTCTGGACTTCACTGGTACTTTCAGCATTACTATCAGAAGTACTATTCTGACACGCTACAAGGCTCAATAAGCACATAACAAGCATAATGCTTACAATTCTCTTTGTCATAGACAAATCCCCCTTAAATTTAATTTTACTAATCATATCACAATATGCATAATTTGTCGAATGTTGTCGAAACTTGCGATATCTTTAAGTTGATTTTTACATTATCAGTATTTATAATAATAATTGTCCGAGAGAGTTCGGACGAAATCTTCAAGTTTCGGCTAGACAGTGCCGTTTGATTGGCGTTGGCGGTACTGTCGCTGAAAACTGTTAATCTACTGGGGGTAGGCTGACATGCAAGAACAGATGTTCTATAATAACACTATCGCTACCAGTGTTATATCGTGCAATAAGGGGGATATATGGAGAATGAGGAATACAGACAGAAGATAATCGAATTAATAGAAAAAATAGAGCGTACAGACATATTAAAATATCTGTACGCGTTCACAAAAAGATTAATTGAGAAGTGGGGGTAAAACCCTACTTCTTATTTTTGCTGGAAATCATGGACTCAATCATATTAAGAACAATCTTCTTATCTCTTTCGTCTAGCATAGAAAACTTATCAATCAATTCAAAATCTTTATCTCCCTGCTTGACATCAAAAGTCTTACGCTGTTCAACATCAAATCCCATTAGCCATAAAGGTTCTACATTCAACACTTTTCCTATTTTACCGCTACTAATATTAGATGGAGCGTGTGAGCCGTTAAGATATTGGCTTATTGATGACTTACCAATTCCTGTCTTATCAGCTAATTCTTGTGGCTTCATACCACATTCATCAAGTGCTTTTCTCAACCTTTTTGCTGTGACTTCGCATTTCATATGTATATTCTCCTTTCTTTTGTGATAACTGTATTTTAACACAACGCTGTTAAACTTTCAACAAAAAAGTTAAATAAAATTAAACTTTCGTGTTGACATATGAGTTGAACAGTGTTAAACTAAACTCATCTTGAGGAAAGGGGGTCAGATATATGCCATATACATATAACAAGTTAAAAGGGCGTATAGTTGAAGTGTTTGGCAGCCAGAGTGCTTTTGCTAGTAAACTGGGTATTTCCATGGTTTCGGTATCGAGAAAACTTAATTGCAAGACAGAGTTTTCGCAGCATGATATTGAAGAATGGAGCAGGCTGCTTAATATTCAGCTATCAGAATATGGCGATTATTTTTTTGCTTAAAAAGTTAAACGGCGTTAAACTTTAGAAAGGAGATGAAAAAATGACAGGACCTTTTTCTATAAGCGGAGATGATGAGGAACGGACACTAAGAGATTATGTTGAATGGTTTGCGCTTGGACTTGCCCACAATGCGGTAAATGGTGAGAAAAACGAAGCATTACAAAGTGAATGTAAAATACTCGATTCTCTCACCAACGCATTGAACGCTATAAAGCTTTAGCGAAAAGGATTAGGCATGACTTCTATCCTAGCTGGTTTGTTATCAATAGTAGACATAAATTCATCATAGTATTTGCGGTACTCAATTTTGAATTGTTCAACACTGTCTTGATAACCCAACAACTTAGCAATAGCGTATCGGTCAGCAAGTTGCTTGCTATCCATATTTTTCGCCTCTTTTCCTAATAGAATAAGAGGATTATAGCACAAAGTACAAACAGATTAGAATTTTTGATATTGATACAATAGAAAAGTGATGGTAGCGGTAAATAGTTACAAACTTTTATTCAAACATCATTAGTTCTTTTTGACAGGGATAGCGTCCTGTTCGTATCAAGTGTGAATTACCTACCGATTGGCAGTTTTGTCTTTAGCATATTTATTTAATTCTATTGATATAGAAATAAGAGTATACAGGGTGCAGAAGTCTAAACCACAGAAGTATGAGCCGACCACTGATACGCACAATGCTATGACAGTATCCATACAATCTCCTTTCGGAAAGTGTCTACCATCACCTTTCCATTGTATCAATAAATATAAAGTTCTACAAGTTACAGCAGATAGGAATGAGCAGAATTGCTCAAATGCACCTTAAAAGGTCAAAATATATCACACATTATTTAGAAAGGAATGTTTATGGAGCTACAGATTTTTAGCAATTCAGAGTTTGGAGAAATCCGAACTATTACTAAAGATGATGAACCTATGTTTTGCTTGGCTGATGTATGCAAAGCATTGGAAATCACACACGTTACAGATGTGAAAAACAGACTTAAACAAGATGGGGTCGGTACTGCCGAGGTCATAGACAGTTTAGGAAGAAAGCAGAAAGCTACATTTATCAATGAGAGCAATCTTTACAAGGCAATCTTTCAGAGCCGTAAAGAAAGTGCAGAGAGATTTACAGAATGGGTTACAGGAGAGGTACTTCCGTCAATCAGAAAGACAGGAAGTTACAGCAAGCCTTTGACAACATCTGAACAGATTAGATTATTGGCACAGGGCAACACAGAACTCACAGAGAGAGTTGATAAGGTTGAAGATAAGATAACCAGTATCGAAGAAGAAACTCCGCTTTACGGCTGTGAGATTGAAGAAGTGCAGAAACATGTTAGAAAGAAAGGAATTGAAGTACTTGGCGGAAAGGACAGCAATGCGTACAAAGACGGTGGTATTCGCGGTTCAGTATATTCTGATATATACAAGCAGTTAAAACGCGAATTCGGGTGCGTGGCGACATACAAGAGTATTAAAAGAAAATACTTGGCTGATGTACACGAATTCATCGACACCTATTTGTTGCCAATAGCACTTGCCGAAGTGGTACATGATACAAACATGTAGGAGAAGATATGAAAGAAAAGATAATTAACATATCCGCAACACTGGCAGGAATCAGCCTTATAGCGTTGATTCTAAGACCGGTACAGCCGCAAGCTAAGATTAATCAGCAGAGTGCAGTGTTAAGTGAATGCTACAACTCACATGTTGATTATAAGGTTGAAACTGGAGAGATAAGTGTTGATGAATATGAGTTATCGCTCATGGCACATTTACTGATGGGCGAATGCGGAGCGACATGTAACGATGATGAAATGCTATATCTTGCAGGAGCCGTTGTTTTGAATCGGGTACAAAGTGAGTATTTCCCTAACAGCATTGAAGAAGTTATTTATCAGCCAGGGCAATATCAATGTACAGAACTTAAAAACAGTGGATTCTATAAAGAACCGACAGAAAGGTGTTGGAGAATAGCAGAAGAATTATTAATAAGCGGATATGACATACCTAGCAATGTGTTGTATCAAGCTGAATTTAAGCAAGGTAGCGGTGTTTATAAGAAAGTGCAGAACATGTACTTTTGCTACAAGTAAGGAGTGTTTATGGAGAAAAGAATAAGAGAAGAATTATTCAACTTAGGTATTCTTTCTAACAGAAAAGGTTATGCATACATCGTTGATATTATGAGCAATCTTGATTCTGCATTAGCAATAGATGGCGAGATTAAGAAAGTTGCCGAGAAATACGGCAAAAGTAAGGATTCTATTGGAAGTGCAGTAAGAAATGCTGTTAAGACAGCAAATCATAGCCTTGAGGTATGGAAGAATTACGATTGCTTAACAACAAAAGGATTTCTTACAACAATGTATTACAGAACCAGAGAGGAGAGTGCCAATGAGTAGCATAAAAAGAATCATTAAGTTGAATAGAAGCAGGCAGAGAGCCATGAGAGAAAAGGATTTTAGAAAGTTCTATACTTTCAGCTGCAAAATCCATCTGATTGAAAGAATGGATAAAGTACCGATAGGAAGTTACATATTAAAGTAAGGAGAGAAAGAAATGGAAAATGCAATTAATAACAACAATATCACATTAGCAGGAGTAGTTGAGAGAGAGCCAGAATATTCACATGAAGTACTTGGCGAGGGGTTTTATGTATTCATGCTCAAGTGTTCAAGAACAAGTGGTAACAAAGATACATTACCGGTAATGATATCAGACAGACTTGTTGATATCAGAGAAATCAAAGTAGGACAGGTTGTCACAGTTTCAGGGCAGATAAGAAGTTTTAACAGACACATTGATGATGTGAAACGCAAGCTGATTTTATCTGTATTTGCAAGAGAACTTGAAATACTGGCACAGGACGCAACAGAACTACCATTCGAGGAAAATATTAATACAGTTATACTTGACGCTTATATCTGCAAACCACCTATATACAGATGTACTCCAAAGGGCAGAGAGATTGCAGATATCTTAGTGGCAGTAAACAGACCATATGGCAAATCAGATTACATACCATGTATAGCATGGGGAAGAAATGCAAGATTTGCGGGTGGACTTGAAGTTGGAGAACACATTCAGATCCAGGGAAGATTCCAGAGCCGTGAGTACGCTAAGAAGATAAGTGACAATGAGATTGAGACAAGGGTTGCTTATGAAGTATCAGTAAGCAGGATTGATTACGCAGAGGAGGGCGAAGCTAATGCATAGTGATATTACAGTTAGAGATTTAGCAAGTATGGCTATTGATGAAGACGTGGTATGCCAGATATGGACACCACAGCAGGGAACAGTATTTAACGGTTCGTTTGAGGAAGCTAAGTATTCAGCCTATGCGGATAGGGAAATTGATAACTTCCAAGTTGAAGATGGCGTATTTGTTATGAATATATAATAAGGAAAGGATATGTTTATGGAAAGAGCAGTTTTAAAAAAAGTAGTTCTTGAAAACTTTATGTGCTACGCACACGCAGAATTTGATTTTTATGCCATTACAAAGATTATGGCTAAGAATGGCAAGGGCAAGTCGACTATTGCCACAGCTTACTTGTGGTGCTTGTTTAACTGTGATTATGAGTTAAAGGATAATCCGGTTGTCAGACGAGAGGTTGACGGAAAATCCGTTGATGATATGGACACAAGTGTTGAACTTACACTTGATGTTGATGGAAAAGAAATAACTATGAAGAAAGTACAGAAGCGTACTTATAGCAAAGATAGCAGCGGCTATAAGGACGATAACAAGTATTTCATTAATGATGTGCCTAAGACATTAAAGGATTTCAACGCATATCTTGATGTTGATATGAATGTATTCAAGATGTGCAGTAATGTGAACGCATTTCTTAATCAGAAACCGGCAGAAATGAGAGAATACTTATTCGGTCTTGTAGGAGATGTTACAGACCTTGATATAGCTTCACAGAAAGCTGAATTAGCCGAATTAGTTCCTTTACTTAATAAGTATACAGTTGAAGAATTGTCCGCTATGAATAAGGCTACCAAGACCAAAATTACAAAGGATTTGCCTATTCTTGACGGACAGATTAAGGAAAAGGAAAGAGATATACAGCTTAAGCAGACTATTGAAGTATCCGACCTTGAATTACAGAAGAACAGCCTTAAAGTACAGATTGCTGATTGCGTGGCAAAGCAGACAGACAATGAAAAGCTGATGGCTGAATATGACAAGGGTAGTTCGGATATTCTCAATTTGAAGTTTGAACTTAACGATATGTCACGCAAGGCTAATGAGGACAATGTTAAGGCAAGAAGAAATCTTGAATCACAGATTAGCAACCTTAATTATGTGATTATAGATAGTAAGCAGTCAGTAAGTAATGCAGAAATTATTGTTAGTTTTGATAAAGATAAAATAGCTGAATATCAGAAAACACTTGATGATAGCAGAACCGAATGGAAAGCTGAAAAAGAGCGTGTATTTGACGAGAATAATCTTATTTGCCCTTATTGCAAACAGGGATACCTGGAGGATAAAAAAGAGGAATTAAGGGCAGATTTTAAGGCACATAAAAAAAATGAACTTAACAGAATTACTGATAAGGGCAACGCAGCTAAGAAAATACTTGATGAAGTCAAAGGATTGTTAGTTGGAGCTGAACAGGAACTGACCGACAGAAAGCAGAAGTTAGAAAAACATTTAGTGGATTTAGCAGACCTTGAAAAGCAGTTATCAGAACTTCCGCAGGAAATTGATGTGTCAGCCACCGAAGAATACAAGGCACTTGAACAGAAGATTGCTGAAAGAGAAGAAGCTATGCACAAGGCTAATGATATTTCGGCGATTAAGGCAGAATTAAAGGCACAGGAAACAGCTTTAAGGCAGCAGTTAGCAGAATGTGAAAGCCAGATTGTAAAGTCTGATACGGCAGCAGATGAACAGCGACTTGAAGAATTAAAGCAGACAAGGATTGATAGCGAACAAAATAAAACTAATGCCGAGAAAATCCTTGATTTACTTGATGAACTGGATAAGGCAAAGAATGAAGCCTTGACAGAAGCCGTAAACAGTCATTTTGGGTTAGTTAAGTGGCAGTTGTTTACTTATACAAAGTCTGGTGGTTACAAGAGTTGTTGCATACCGACAGTTGATGGAAAGAGCATTTTAACAACTATGTCTAATAAGGGTAATAGGATTTTAGGCAGAGTTGATATTTGCAACTCAATTCAGAAGATTAGCGGCATATCGGTGCCTATTGTTTTAGATGATTCTGAAAGCCTTAGTACAGATAATCAGAAGAAAGTTGCTGAAATGGTGGATAGTCAGTTGATTATGCTGATTGTAAATGACAGTGAGAAATTAGAGATTGTGGAGGGATAAGCACTATGAATGATAGATATGTTGTAGAGCGTGAATTTGAACACGCAGGATACAAATGCGTTGTCATATTTGGAAGTTCCGGGCACAGATGCGGTTATGTCGGCATTCCAAAGAATCATCCATTATATGGAAAGGATTACAGTGATTACCTTGAAATCAAGAAAACTGATGTCGGAGACAGAGAAGTAAGTGGGATTCTTCCTTTGCTTGGTGCTTGGCTAGACGAAGATGAAAGAATCCGCATTGAAGCATATTTTCAGTGTCACGGTGGCATTACATATGCAGGTGGTGGAGAGCATTCAAGTTATCCAATCGAGAGTGATTTGTGGTGGTTCGGATTTGATTGCGGACACGCAGGAGATAAGTCAGATTTGGATTATGCGATGCAGAAGTTTCCAAGCCATAGAAGAGAGCTTCAACTACGAAAAATGGTTGAAAGTAAATATCCGATTGATGATGTTATCCGCACCGAAGAATATGTTGCAGATGAGTGTAAGAAGTTAGCGGAACAGTTAAAAGAGTTTGAAAAAAGTGAGGAAAGATGATGGGCGTAAAAGGGTATAAAGCATTTAATAAAGGAATGATATGCAGAGGTAAGCAGTACAAAGAGAATGCTACTTATGAAGAAAACGGAAATGAAATATGCGAAGCAGGCGTAATGCATTTCTGCGAAAACCCATTTGATGTGCTGGATTATTACCAGCTTGTTGATGAAAATGGCAACATTCCAGATTTTGCAGATGTTGAAGCTATTGGAGATGTTTATAAAAAGGGGAATAAAACAGCTACAAATAAGCTCCATATTGGTGCGAAACTTGGGCTTAAAGGGTTTGTTAAGGCTTGTGTAGATTTTACTATTGAAAAAGCAAGAGTTGAATCTGGTAAAGATAACGAAACTGATAGTAGTGGAGATTACGCAAAGATAGGTTCAAGTGGATATTACGCAAAGATAGGTTCAAGTGGATATTCCGCACAGATAGGTTCAAGTGGAGATTACGCACAGATAGGTTCAAGTGGAGATTACGCACAGATAGGTTCAAGTGGATATTACGCAAAGATAGGTTCAAGTGGATATTCCGCACAGATAGGTTCAAGTGGAGATTACGCA